GGATAATATTTCCGTCCCGCACACATACAACAGCATTTGTATTATCCACGTTGAAATCTATGCCTATTTTTAATATTTCTTGGCTGTAATCTGGGAAATTATCTTTAACGTGAATATCCCTAGAGAACCGATCATAAACTTGCCCCGTTGTTAGGTTGACGAATTGCCCATCTAAATAAGCTTTGATTAATTGCTCGGAATAATTTTGCTCAAGTGACTGAATAAATCCATCTGGTAAATAAGGATTATCCATTGTTCTTGCTCTAATTAATGCGGTGTCTTCTGTTGCCTCTTTATCGAATGTATGAAATGCCCAACCATACCCCTCTGGAGTTGTTGAAGCATAGAACTGTTGATTATTACCTGATCTCAATCTTGCCAGTGCCATATTCATGGCATTAGTAGCTTCACCCATTGGGATTGTATCGGCCTCATCAAAACCAACGGCGCATAAGTTTTGACCGCGTAAGCGTTGATAAGTCAGGATCGTTCTAAGCAATATTTGATGACTTCCTTCTTGAAACATTATTTTAAATTCAGGTAAAGGCGATGCTCTATAAGTGAAAGGAATTTCCCACTTGTCCAAAAGCTCATTAAAAGTCCTAATAAGAATGTCGCGAACCATTGGTGAAGTTGGTTCAAAAACAGCACTAACAAAACCAACATTATTGGCGGCAATCATGCAAGCCTTAGCAACTAAGCCATGCGTTTTTCCTGCACCAAAACCGCAGACAAGACCCAGTTTTCTCGATTCCGTGTTTAAACAGAATTTCTCCTGGTGCGGTAAGAGTCCTTCAAGTATTCGCGCCTTAACTTCTTCCGCAGTAGGCAAGCTATTAATAGAAGATTGATAGGCAAAAGCCGTAAGCGGTTCGTTATCACATATTCCAGCAATTAATGAAGTCAACTTAACTCAAACCTCAACAACCGAGCTTGTAATTCAACAGCACGGAGGGCAGCTTGATGATTACCACGTTTTGCAGACTGAGCTTCGTAATTTTGCAGACGAGATAAAGCAGATAAAAGCCATTGCGGACGCTCAAGTTCAGCATCTAATTGTTGAAGCTTACGAGCGCGGGATATATATTCTTCAGCCATGCGTAATTTAATATTATAATTTTCCGCGCAGTACTGCACCACTTGGGTTTTGCTGTGGCCGTTAATCAATAAGTTGTAGACAGAATTAACCCTGCAATCAATTTCTCTGTCGGTTGCTTTCTTAGCCATAAGCAAAATATAACTCATTCATTGGATAAAGGCTTAAGGTCAGCTTGTTCTGCTGCATTGAGTATATCTGCAGTTCTGACAAGATATTGCATTAAACCAGCAGCAACTTTTGGATCTAAACGCTCTTGATCATCAAGTGCATTATCCAAGATTGCGTCCGCAACATGTTCGGATTGAGCGAGGAGAAGAATAAGACGATCAACAACGGGCTGATTCTTTTTTGAGACATGCATGAGACAAAAATGAGATTAGATAGCGTTCCCACGTTCCCGAGTGTTCCTACCTTTCTTACAAACTTACCTGATCTATATATATACCCCATATATACCTATTTCTATATTTATATATAAAAACATAGGAACAAAGGGAACATAGAATAAGAAGGTAGACAGGCAGGGATTTTTGAGCGTTCCCAGTAGTGGGAACAAGGTGGGAACAAGTGGGAACTTTAGGAGTTCGGAGGGTTCCAAACCCATTTAGGTGTTCCCTCCACTCTTTTTTTCTTTCTCTCATATTTCAGGTTTTTGAGAATAGATGAGACGGTCATGGTGTCGGATTTTGTTTGACGTTCCACTGGTTTTTCGATTGCTTCGGTTAAGAGCGTTTCAATGGTCACATCCTTAATTTGATTAACAGGATTATTCAACCATTGACTGATGACGGTTAGCCAAGGTGAATCGACCATGTAACCTAAGTTCTCTTTCTCTATTTGGTTTTCCTGTTCAAAGGTTAGGAAATGACTCTCCTTATTTTTCCAGGCTTGAACACTCGCTGACCAAATGGCATCACGTTCTAACTGGAGTGAATCAAGATCAATGGATGTCGCGGTGCAAGGGATAACATGAAAGCGGCGGTTCCCAGTGTCATCAAATAACAGACCTGATTCTTTATTAGAAGATCCAACAATAATTCCACGGCGCGGCCATTCTTCTACAGCTTTACCGTAGGGAACTCTTAAAAAATCGGTAGAACGAGATAAAAAAGATTTAATATGACCAGCGTGTTTTCTAGATGTGATCGAATCTAATTCGGCCCATTCCATTCCCCATGATCGGTGCAAAGTCAATATCGAATCTTTCGAAGAAATGTCATCAAGAGCGTCCGAGAAAAAGGGGCCAAAGACCGTACTCCAAAAGGAAGATTTTTTTATCCCCTGCTTACCTTGAAGAACAGTTGCCGAATCATGTTTACAGCCAGGAAGATAAACTCTCCTTACGGCGTTTATCAGAGTTACCTTAAGCATTACATCGTAGATAGTCGGCTCATCAATGGATGCGTCTTGAGGTCTTAAATATGCTGTTGCTAAACGGTCTATATAAGTAGGTTCAACTTCGGAAAAAACGTGATCTAAATAAAGTTTGACGGGATCATATTGGTTTTCATGCGCGACCTTGAGCAAACAATCTATTGCCATTTGTTTTTCGACTTTAAACCCAAGCTCGGCAAGCATGAGGTAAAAGAGTTCAATATTTTTTATAACTGCACCGTCCATCTCGATTGAGTGTGAAAAAGTATTAAAGCGGATGTCTTGCTTTGATTTACGAAGGAATGAAATTAATTCTTGTGATGTGAGCTGCTCAAGTTTTGAAGGGATCGGAGTTGTTTCAACAGGAACAACAGAATCAGGAAAAGAGCGAGGAGGCGGAGTCCAACCATCTTCTTTAGCAAATTTTTGAAGTGTACCGAGTGAAATGCCAGAGCGTTTAAAAGAATCCCATTTCTTTGCACATTCGCCTGGCTTGTATTTGTTGTTCTTCTGAGATAGGTCTTCCCAATCTGCAAGGAGTGAATCTCCTGCTGAGTGAGCAGCCATTCCAATTTTCAACCATTGGTCGTAGTCATCTATTCGGTTGGGGTTAATTGATTGAAGAAGAGAACGAGCCTTGTCGATGTCTGAATTAAAAACCTGAACGGGTACGGGCTTTGTTTTCTTTTGTTTATCCATCATCTTTTCGATAATGGCTAACGGTGCTTCAGCTAATTCAAGATCAGCAGGTGAGCGACCATCCATCCATCTATATCCGTCTGTCATCGGATGCTTGCCGCAGACGATTGATTGCATCCCATTCCATCGAAGTTCTAACTGCTCAACAGATCCGTCTTCATCTTTTACACCTGTCTGGAATTTGCGTGTTTTAATCTTCGGCCAATATTTTTCTGGGACTTTATAAATCAGTTGAAAGCGACCAACGCGCCCAGATGTAACCATCCAAGAAGGAGGAAGAGAACCAACAGAAAAGCCCATTTCTGTAAGAATTTCTGAAGCAGATTGACCATCGTGATCAAGAAAGAGAAGACCGCCGCTAGGTGTCCCGCAGGTTACACCGATTCCAGTCGAACGACCTTCAGATATTTCTTTAAATAACTGCGAACGGGTTAAAGGGTTCTTTTGCCAATCATTTTGATAGGGGCGTTTATTTTGAACGGCAACGAAACCCCATGACTTCGGTAAACGAAGTAACTCATCTTTAATATCCATTATTTATCTGTTGATCTGAGATTCGTAAGCGTCAAGCTCTTTCCTTGTCATCGCATGACGGATGATTGTTCTAATGAAACCAGCTCTTGAAAGCTCAGGCGGTTTATTTTCGTCTAACCATTTAATTTGCTCTTTAGTGAGCTGAGTGTTAATTGTCTTCAATTCGATGTCTAAGTCCACTGGGGTTGATTTAGTAGCAGATATAGGTAAGATAACACCAAATCCAACCCCGTCAACAAATGAAGATGTTCAAGGGTGATATTGATGAAAGGTGGTCACGGATCATCACAGCATCAGGATCACCATCAATGCAAATGCTACTGGCTCAAGCGTGTCGGTTAAGAGCAATTCATAGGGACGGTAGATTTTTCTGGAAGAGCTACCGCGTAGAAATAGAAGCCAATGCTAAATGGCTCAATATGATCCAATCACGAAGAAACTATCTGGAGGAAGCATGTCAACGCGAACTCGGTACGAAAAAGGTCATAGTATTTTTAATTGCGGTGTAAAGATGGAAATATCTAAATATGAGCAGCAAGAACTGTGGCATCAAATTATAGATGCGGCGGGTTCACGTTCCGCTAAGGAAATGTTGAAGACCGATTGCAATCTTGTTTCTATTGAACTTGGAAAAGAGTGGGGCTTCGGTGAGTTTTATAACGTCTGGAGAAGTTACAAGGTACAGATCGAAGTTCTAAACAAATTTGTTGATCAATCAAAAGTAACGATGGCTTGCAAGCTCGGCTTAGAAAGCAAACAAGTAAACATTGATTTTATAAAAAGATGGAATTAAGGGAATACCAAAAAGAGGCAGCCGATAAGTTGTATTGGTTACTCGCACGAAAACAGTTTGCATATCTCATGGGTGAGGTAAGAACTGGCAAGACCGCTTGCGCTTTAAGTTTGATCGAACGGTTAGGCATCCAACGGTGCTTACTGGTTACAAAGAAAAAAGCAATTCCAAGCATTGAAAAAGATGCAAAAGCGTTAGGAGTGCAGGACAGGGTAATGGTTATTAACTATGAACGGTTGCCCAAGTTTGCATGGACATTTTGGCAATTATTAATTGTCGATGAAGCTCATTGCATCGGTGCGTTTCCTAAGCCTTCGGGCAGATGGAAGAATCTAAGACAGATGAGCTATGAAAAAGTTTTGTTAATGAGTGGAACAGCATCACCAGAATCTTATTCGCAGTTATATCACCAATTCACTTTGCACCGTCCAGTTTGGGCGCAATATCGAAATTTTTACGAATGGTCTAAAAAAGGTTATGTGGATATTGGTCAAAAATATATTGGCACGGGCCAAACGGTAAACGATTACTCGAACGCTAATAAAGAATTAATTTTGAAAGATATTGATCCGTATGTTGTGCGGATGACTCAAGAAGATGCAGGATTTGAGACGAAGATTGATGAAACTGTTCGATATGTAGAGATGAATAAAACAACTTATGGATTAGCGCAGGAAATTATTGATGACGGAATTTCTGAACTTGAAGGCCAAACAATTCTTGCCGACACGGGAGCTAAACGCCTTTCAAAATTAAAACAAATCTATTGCGGGACAGTTATTGCAGAAGTAAGT